GTCGTAGCCTGCTGCCATGCACTGCCAGTCCACTTGATCGGCATTAAGCCCCATTGTGGGATAGCCACAAAGGTTTCGCCAGCCTGTAGCTGGTAATCATCAGCCACAACATCATTTGACACAAAGACATTCTGACTATTGTAACGGTAAACGATTTTCATCAATGATCATTCCTTTCTATGAAAAAGGTGACAGCCTCATGACTGCCCCTAATTCGTTTCGTATGAAAGATTGATTGCAAGTGCACCTTCAGTGATCTCTTGCTTGGCGGCATTCTCATCAGAACACCAAACCCGTAGTTTTCCATCAGTGCCCAACATAGCCGCCCATGAGTTACTCATTGCGGCTGGCTTAACCGAAGCAGGCGCCAACGATTGAGGTACTTGTGCAATGAAAAGCCCTTGATTGTCACCTTGAGCAGGTTTTGGTAATTCGACCCAGTAAGCGGTCAAAATTACTCGTTTACAATCTTTCAGTTGATAATATTTAAGCGCTGAATTATCTGCATGTGCGCCGTTTAGCCAAACTAAACCATCACTAACAACCTGTGGTGTTATAGCACCCGCATTTTGTGTTGCTCGACTGTCTAAGTCTGTGAAGTTTGCATTAACAGGCACGTCCCATGAGGGCGAACCGCTTTGAATTGTACTAATAGCCATTTATACTGCTCCTTTCGTTATTTTCCGGTTGAACCAGATGTTGAACTGGTTGAACTTGATGTTGAACTGGTGCTTGGTGTTGAACTAGAGCTTGAACTGGTGCTTGTGCCACTGCCAGCTACCAACGGCTGACGATCAGCGTTGACTTGGAACTTACCGTCTACCGTAAAGCTATTGAAGGCCTTGACTCCTTGCAGTTGGACTGCCAACGAGCAAGGATCAGACGTCAGATAGGCGGTGTCATTGCCGATTGTGACCTTCGGCGGTGTGACCATTGTCCAGCCCGGCATTAAGTCAGCTAGTTGTTCAGTGGATACGTACACTTGCACCAGCTCTGGCGTTAAGTACACCAGACGGCACTGTGCTTCGTAAACCGCCGAGCCACCAGCTGGCGTTTCACCGGCCTTACCCACACCGAAGCCGTTAGTGTAGATCCGCACGTGGCCGATTGGAAACATATGGTCGACGTCAGTATCGATGGTTGCCGTTCCCAGTAAGTCACCAGCAATATACTTGGCGACGTATTCCCGGGTGGCCACGTCTTGGTTCTTGATGGCCGAGCTGATAGTGTCCAGCAATGTTTGCATAGTGTCGATTCGCTGTTTGTAACTCGCGTAATCGTCGGTCATCGTTTGATTAAGCGAAGCCGTTTGATCGTGCCACTGCTTGACCATCGTGTTGTACTCATCTTGAGCTGCCTGTCCGATCTTATCCAGATCTGTGTCAAAACTATGCTTGGTAACACCAAATTCAACTTGATTATCCAAGACATGAAGTTTGACATTGATGGTGCTTAGAACAGTCCCGTCAGACCCTTCCTTGATTTGGAAGAAAGTATTGTCTTTATCCCAGTCCCCCGGATTACTAAAAGTTCCTGCAGGGAATTTGAAAGAAACACGGCCACTCCGCAGGCTATCACCAGGTGTAGTGTCATCAATGGTTGATGATACTTTGAAGCGTTCGCCTTGCGGATCCACACCTGCAAACCAAACTTCCTTATCATCTAGCGCATAAGGTAGACCGTTCATTTGGAACCAGATCTTAATGATTGATCCTGAATCACCGACACGGCCCTGAAAGTTTGGCGTTAAGTCGGTAAGCACATTGGCTGGCTTCATCAGGTCCAGCACAATATAAGGATTAACTGCCATGATTTCACTCCTTTCTTACTTACTTCTTATTTATACATAGTTACAAAATTCTGATTAAGCTGATCAAAGACACTCCCAATCAGCTCCCAGTTTTGGTTGATACGATCTTTAACATCGTCATTAAGCTCAAGCGTATTAGGGATCCAGACTGATACTGTAGCGACGGAATTACCCATGTCATCAATCAATCCATTTTCATTCCCGAAGCTTACGCTATCGTCTACCCAATGTTGGCACCAGCGAAAAACGTCGATGACATATAACCACGCTTCCCGATTCAAGTACTTAGCATTCGGGCATATTGGTGTGTCGACCGTATAATCGCCATCAAAGCCAAGCACTGTGTTCATCTGATTGTGTAGATGTTCAATCATACCTGCCATGATACTGACGTTGTGATCACAATTGTTGAGAATATCAAAAGAGTGATTTAAAAGTTCCAATTCCATTTAGTCACCCCCTTAGTATGCAGTCAGTTGACTGATCAGCCAATCGTACCAAGTGCTATCTTCGCCATTGCGAACAAAGGTCGCTGGTGTAGAGCTATCCAACACTTCGGCCACTTGGCGAGCATACCCGCTGTACTTTTTAGTGGTGACTAAGGCGTAATGGCCTTGCTGAAGTTCAGGTGCAATGTGACTACGATCGATCCCTAGCGACGATATGTCTTTCACTTCATGAAAAATGCCCTCCGAGTAATCGGAAGGCTTTTTATTCGTTGTTTGTGAAGATGGATCAATAGTAATCGTTGCGTCTTTTCCAGGCGGCCCTTGTGGGCCAGTATCACCTTTATCGCCTTTGATCTGTGACCATTGGTAATCTGTTGGGTCTAAGCTATCTGCTTGTGTAAAGTCAGTATAGGTCCCCATGTAGAGAGGGTGTGCTTCTGATGGTGCTGGTGACCAGGGAGTAGCTACACTTCCTTTTTCTAGCTTGAGATGACTTAAAGTCCCAGAACCAGGAAATTGAATATATCCCAGGCTCTCTCCAATACTTGTTATATTTGCTGGAACCACAAATGTTGAGGATATTCTTCCTGAACCTGAATCATTAGTAGGATAGTACCATGGGCCAAAATATGTTGTGGTATCTCCAATGAGTGCTGTCTCCCACCCAATACGGTTACTACCACTTCCAGCAACAAATCTTGAGTATTCATAGTCAACTGATACAGTTACAGTTTGCCCTTCTAATCCTTTAAATAAGGTTAGCAGATCATCAGTAGTTTCGTTGGAAAGGTAACCACTGATAGATGATCCTGCGCCTGTAACAGTACCTGTAACAGTATGATCTCCAGTACCTGTTAATAGATTAGTCCCACCACCAACGTAGAACCCATCCTTGCCATCTGCTGAATTCGCATATGCAATATGAAAATAACTAGTTTTACCGTCTGCCCCCGGAGTACCAGGAATACCTTGTGGACCAACTGGGCCTGTATCACCCTTGTCACCCTTGTCACCTTTAGGACCCGCTGGGCCTTGAGGACCGACAGGACCAGTAGCACCTTGTGGACCAGCTGGACCAGGCGGCCCTGGTGGGCCAGTAGCACCAGGATCACCTTTGGGGCCTTGTGGCCCTGGGTTTCCTTGTGGACCGGGATCGCCTTTTTGCCCCGGTAGTCCTTGTGGGCCACGTGGACCTGCTGGACCATCAGCTCCTGTCTTGCCTTGAGGACCAGTTGGGCCAGGCTCTCCTTGTGGTCCTTGAGGGCCTACATCGCCTTTTGGACCAGCTGGTCCGGTTTCACCAACATCACCCTTCGGTCCTGCGGGTCCTGGTGCACCATCATTACCAGCTGGGCCCTGTGGTCCAGGAGTTAACTCAATCTTTTTTAAATCATCCTGCGTAACTAAATTGGATACACTTGGCAAGTGGATATTGGCTTTAATATGGTCCCAGATATGCTGATAATCTCGTTTACCGAATAGAAAGTCACCTTTGGGATCCAGCTTTGGTATCTTATTGATTCCGTCTGGTGAAGCCACTAGCATCTTCCCACCGCTAAGTGATGTGGTAGAAAAATCAAAGTCGACAAATGCTCCGGTTTTGAGTGGATAATCACCATCAGGATCAGTTACAGTACTTGGTGTTTCTTGTTGCTCAATAAGCTGACCAGTTAGATCAACGTCTTTATCTAGCTTGTCTTGATACTGGCCTAACCCGGTCGAGCAGTTAAACTGCCAAATATCTGCGGCAGGTGCTTGATCAACGTCCCAGTCGGCAATCCACCGATAGACCTTATTACTGGTTAACTCTTTGTTACTAAAAAGGCTGTACTTGCTTAATGAACAGTACAGTCCTGTATGGTAGCCAGCTTGCAACCAATTCCGATAGAAACCACGAAAAATATCAGGCCAACTGCCATCAATTTTTCCTTCCATATCTAGGAAGTAATAGGAACCAGAAGACAGCCCCAAATCCTGGGCATTCTTGATTGACCAGGCCACTTCACCATCTACATCTTCGTAGTAATGGTAACCGTGAACAAAAAGGCCAGCTTGTTTTGCTCTAGCAACGTGACTAGCAGCATTCTTATCCTGTGTGGTCCCATGACCTAGCCGGACAATCACTGCCTTAACACCATTGTTTTTCAAATCTTCAAAATCAATGGTTCTTGGTTGGTATTCAGAAACATCAACCACGTTGGCTTGAGTCATACTGCTGCACCTCACTTTCTGTCCATGTCTCACGACCAGAATTGGTAGCTTCATTGACAACGACCTGCTCACGTTGACGAGCAACCCCTGCATTAGAAGTAGTGGAGTTATCGAAGTCCAAGATGTTCTTCGCATTGGAGTTATAAGTGATCGTTGTTTGTGTACTGTTTGATCGTGGATACCAGGTAAATCCAACTAGATTGACTGTGGTAATCCAATTCTTGGGCAGTACAGCGACACGGACCACATCTCCGGCAATCGGCTGCGCGATCGGACGAGGCGTTGACTGATCCTGTGGATCCAGGGTGGCCTCAATCGATAAGTCCGGGTTGGGCTTAAATTTCGTCCGGGCATAAGTCTTCATCGCTTCTTTGTCTTGGATTGTGTCAGAAGTGATGTCATCTCCGTCGAAGGGACCCCAACGCTTTATGCTGTCATCATCTTGATACCAGAATGGCAGAAAGTAGTACAGTTCCTTGCTGTCAGTAGTGGTGGCATCAGTACCATCCTCGCCACCAGCACCAACTACCTTAGCCATATCATCATTCCGTTCCCACCATGACGGGGGATACCAGCTGATCGGCTCTTCCTTACATACCTCCCCCGGTTGTGGTTCAAAGATCATGTTTGACCCGTCTAAAGCAAGCGTGATGTGGTAGCTACTGCCGTGAGCACCATAGAAGCCCATATCACCAGTCTGTGGTGAACTGACCTCATGGCCATAGGCTTCCATCGAAACTGTGTAGGCTGGGATATTAATCCCAAAGTCCTTGTAGACTTGACTCACAAAGGATGAGCAATCCATCCCTGACATCGGGTTGCCGCCACGTGCACCACCAGCTCCACCCCAAACATAGGGAACGTCGAGATACTTACGGGCATCAGTTTGCACTGCGGCAGCACCTTTACCTGCAGCGCCATTGGGCAAACCAGTATCCGTAGAGGTGTCCTGCGTATACGTCGCGCCAACTAAACGCGCGCCATTAATCATGTTCGTGCTGTCGTAAGTTATCGAGATTTCGGAAGTGTCGTGCAAGTAATCAATACGATGTCCATGATTCTGATAAAAAGCTTCGTTGGTATAAAACCGCAGATTCAAATTATCTGGGAAAAATACCGTGCCGGGCCAATACTCAAGGATGTGATCAATCATATCCTTGTATGACATTGAGATATATGGATTAGTGACGTTGACTGCTTGGAAGTTACCGATGATCTGATAAGTGACCCCATAAGAGTTGTTTGTTGAAATCCACTTCAACAATGCATCAGGTGTGACAGATATTTGCTGATCATTATTATCATCGTTTGAAACGGTTGTTGATGGATTACCACTCCCGCCACTATGCTCTGTATATCCCCAGTCAATATCGTCGCTATAGACTCTAAATCGAGATAGCTCATTAGAAATATGCGTCAGACTAACTTGCACAGTCGTGATGCCAGCTGAATAATCTGGTTCTAATTGCTTAATCACAAACCATTGGCTTTCAATCTCAACCATGTTTTGCACTTGCAGCAAATTAAAAGCTTCACTGCCGTCATCATAGGCAGTAAAGCTGGCTTGGTAGTTTGAGTTAACTTCCCACTCAACGGACACAGAGTCGCTTAAAACAGACTGGAGCACTGCCAGCGTATCCTGTGACGAAGCCTTTAGCGGATTAAAAGCACCGCTCTTTGGTTTCAACACTCTGAGTGGGGTTGTAAGTGTCTCATTCATGATAGATAAATGAACGGAAAACTAAAAGTGATGTCGAGATGATTTGCTCCAGTACACTCAATATCATTCCAGCCAGTGGCCAACTTAATGTAGCCAAAGTCTGTTTTCCCATTAACTTGTTGATCATCCAAGTAAGTTGTCAGCAAACTCCCATCCCAAACAATCTTATGACTGCTATCAGAACTTTCGTTATAAGTCCACGTAGTGTTAGTGGTCTTGTTATGGATTTTTAGCGAACTACCCGTAAATCGAATAATCATCTGCAAATCGTGGTTCTGATAGTAAGGATCCACAGTAATGTCAGAGGCGTTGTAGACCTTGAATTGATTAGTCGTGAAGTGATACCCAACATTACTAGGGCTAACGGGTAAATTCATGCCGAATTGCCAACCATTCTGCTTAAAAGTGTACGGACTATCGCTGCGGTAAAGACTGTAGCGATAGCCGGCAGGCACATCAAACGGGATCGTAAAGTTTGCAAAGGAAGAACCAGCCTCTGTCGGCGCAATATCAAACGGAGTGACGTATCCAAAGTACACCTTTGCCGGATTAGTATCAGTCCGGATCCTTGTCAGCTGCCGTGATCCAAATAATTTATAGATTGCGTGTTTAGCAAGCTGATAGTCGGTCCAATTCCGAAATGATAATAGGAACCGCTCATTAAAAGTCCGTTTGGCAAAAGTTTGACCCATAAAAATAGACCCGTCCCGGCCAGACGCGTCTTGATAAGCATTGGTAAATTGTGGAGATGACGATCCATCATCTAGTCCCAAATAAGATAAACCAGGAACCTTATCAGTGATGTCGAACTCATCTCCATTACCGATTTTCATTTTGAAAAATGGTTTCATCTGTTCATCTCCTAGCTAAAAGCACGCATCGAGGCATCTAATGCTTGGCGCTTGTAAAGACGCTTCACATCTAAACTGCCTTGATTCTTAATTGCTTGGACAGTCGCGTTGCCACTACCTAACAATTCAGACAGCAGGCCAATCATGGTATCCATCTTCTTTTCAACGTTCTTTAGGTTGCCAGTATCTGATCCTAAAGTGCTGATTCGCGGATCGTCAGCCCTAAAGCGAGTCATCAGCTGTCCCAGCAATTGGTAGGCACGATCACGGCGAGTGATATCAGTGGGGATGATAGCTTCCGGACGGTTGCTTTCTGCTAATTCGTACAACCCGTGATTAGTTACAAACCCACCGTTTGCATAGCCGTGACCTTGGCCAAGAAAGTACAGGCTGTTGCCGTAACGGTGCTTGGCGTAGTTCAAACCAGCCAGTAAGTTATCGAAACCATTCCAGATGTTTCCGTGGCCCTGTAGCTTATATGCATTAAATGTCGGCGGCTTAACCTGCATTAACCCTTCGGCATGACCGTCAGACAATCCGTCAGTGCCACCCATTGCCTTTGGGTTACCACCAGATTCAGTTTGGATTTGGCGTAAAACCTTACCAACAAGCGATTCGCTTAATCCAAGCATCTTCAATGCACGGAGTACATATGGACGCCAGCGCGCAACGCCAGAACCGCCTGGATCAGCCATCTCTTGTAGCTGTTTCTTAACCCAGGCAGCCATATGTTGAGCGATGTAGACCGGTACATGCTGGACTAAATCGCTAGCAAACTTGACTGGTGTCGAAACTTTAACAAAGCGTTTGAAAACTCCCTCCATAAACTCAATTGGATGAGCTAGGAATTT